GAAGCGGGACGGCAGGCCCAGCAGTATCAGGCTCCAGTCGAGGCAATTGTGATGCAGGCCAGAATCGGAGTTGTGATCGAGAATGCGTTGATTGAATTGTGGAAGCAAAGGGGATCGAAGTGAGCACTATCAGCCAAGACATCGAAACATCAATCCGACTGCTCACTGAGCGAGCCGAGCAAGCGAACGGACTCGCCAAGATGCTGCGGCAACTGCTCGCAGTCCAGTCCGCACCGGCTCAATGGGATGTCTCGTTCCGCTTTAAGAACAGCATGTCGCAACTGCTCGACAAGGATCTGTTGCAGCGAGTGATGATCAACGGGGTGAAAACAACGATTGAGGAAATTGAAGCCGCTCTTGAGGTGACGCTGTCGACGAACGAAATACTCATCCAAGAGCAGATTCAGGCGATGAAGGATCGCGGAGAGGAGCCGGTGAAGTCATGAGCGATAACAACTTTCTCCATCAGCCGCCGACGCCGGAGAACCTGCGGCGGATCGGGTGGCGAAGCTACGACACATGGCTCGAAGGCGGAACGGATGATCTCATTGTGTCTTTTGACATGGCTGAGGATCGATTCTGGATTATCGATCTGATCGACGACACACGAATTCCGCTGCTAACCGCACCGGCGACGATGGGCGATCTGATCGCGGGGCTGCGGTTTCTGGGGATACCGTGCGAGGTGCAGCCATGACATTCGACGACTGGAAGGCCGCACTGCTGCCGCTGGGGTGGGTGGTTATGGACAAGCGTACGATTGAGAGTCAGGAGAACTTTCTTCGTCAGTATCTGAGGTTCAAGGGGAATAATCAGTATCAGTTGCTATCGCTCTTTACGCACTTTGGAGTGGTCGGAATTCCTAATCCGCCAGACCTGGACACGATGCGGGCGCTGATGCAGGGGTTGCAGATACCGTGCACAGAACAGAAAGAGGAGGAGTGATGAACGCATTCGAGTTGTACAACGAAAATGGAAAACCTACAGGAGTCTGGGCATGCGGGAAATGTCGCAGACTGACACTGCAGTATGTCAGTGGAGAGGTTCCGAATAAAAACACGCGAGAGTCTGCTGAGGCATGCTGCAGGCCACTACTATGTGGATGTGGAAAGGAAATTGGTAAATATCCCGGCACCAGTGAATGCGACCAGTGCAGGTCCGCGAGATGGCAGAAGGAGATGGCAGAGAAGTACGCCAAGAGAATCGCCACGGCAGAAGATGTTACAGAAACATATATTGGACCAGTATATTGCGAGTGCTTTAACCGTGGTGGATGGGGCGATGGATATTATTCCGACATCAGTGAACTGCTCGATTCGATTGCAGGCGAGAAAGAGGATAATTGGCCGGAATGGGTCTTCGCTTGCAATCCGGAAGTTCGACAGCTTGATGCGAGGGATATCATCGAGCGGATTTGCTATGACGGATATGAGGGCATGAGCGACTTCCTGTCTCCGTCGCCTGAGCTAATCGCAGCCTGCGAGAAGTTCAATCAGGACAATAAGACTTACCTTACGCTTTGGGATGCGGATTACAGTCGTAAAATCCGAGTGCCAACTCACCACACCGGGGGTCAGGGGGAATCCGATGAGTGAGCCGAAGCCGGACGCGATCTGTGTGCACTGCGGAAAGCGTTACGCGGACCATGTCGGCTGGTACACCCCGACGGGCACTGTGATGCTGTGTCACAAGAGTTGGACGATCTTTGATCCGAAGCCGCAGCCGCAGCCGAAGCGGAAGGGGAAGTAGCACGATGCGAGCCAAGTCCTGCATCAAGCGTCGACGCCGCAAGCGCAGAAAGCCAGTCCTGCCAGATATGCATCGGTCAACGCCGCCGCGAATGTTCTGGCTCGAACTGCAGCGCAAGCGGCTCGACGGACAGGCGATGCTGGAACGCTGGCTCGAAGAATGCAAACGGCAGGCGGAGCGGAGCCAGCACAGTAGACATCCCGGCGAGGACGCACGCCGGTTGAGCGATACGATGACGGTTTACGTCACCAATGAGACGACGACGGTTCGGGCGTACTGAAGCGAAACAAGGTAACACGTCATGAAACTGATCATTGCAGGCGGACGCGACTTTCCAATTGACCAGGCGGAATCCCTGATCAGATCAGCCCTGGCAACTCACTCATTGACAGACAAGGTCTGTGAGATCGTCTATGGCGGCTGCCGAGGAATCGATTCAGCAGCGTACAACATTGCCAACGGAATCTGGCCTACAAAGCTATTCCCTGCTGACTGGAGCACTCACGGCAGGGCCGCAGGGCCAATCCGCAATCGCCAGATGGCTGAATACTCTGATGCGTTGCTGCTGATCTGGGACGGTAAGTCTCGCGGCTCAGCAAACATGAAGGCTGAGATGCAACGAATCGGAAAACAGATCTACGAAGTAATCTCGGAACCTCGGCGGTCAAACTAGCAATTCAATCTGCCGCATGCCGTCAATCTGCCGCATGCCGTTCAGGATAGTCACTACCTGAGCAGTTCCTAAACAGCAGCCACAACCAGCAGCCCCCATGTTTCCCAGAACGGAATCTGACTCATGACAACGGCATCCCCCAGCCCAGCCCAAGAATTCATCGTCAACCCGTTCACTGTCATTATCGATCAGCGTGAAAAGGCTCCGTTCTCGTTCACCGGCATTCAATCGGATGCAGACACGAAGTTTGCCCCGCTGGTGATTCCGACACGTCTGGAACTGCTGGTGACCGGTGATTACACGATTGAAGGTTTTGAACCGGACATCACAGTTGAACGGAAATCCGTTGCTGACCTGATCGGCACGTTAACCGCCGGTCGAGATCGGTTTGAAGACGAACTGTCCCGCGCCCAGGAGATGAAGTTCGCAGCCGTCGTTGTCGAGGGGGACTGGTCCGCGATCATGCAGCATTGCAAGGAATCCGCGGAACGAAATCAGAAGCGGGCCCCATCCGTGAAAACTATCTTTCGATCAGTCGTTACCTTCCAGCAGCGGTTTATGCGGGTTCATTGGTGGTTCTGCGCCGATCGCCGCATGGCTGAACAGGCAACGTTCCGCATTCTGGAACGATACTTCCGCGATCGTCTGGCAGAGAACACCAGGCGTTCCATCACCGAGAAGTCAACGAACTCCGTTGCCGAGCCGTCAGGGCAACTCATTGCGACCTGATCACATTCAAAGCTCTGTGATCACGACACTATCACAGCAACTCTGTGACTCCGTTGGGGCAGTTCGGGCAACGCCAGTTCTCGCCGCATGATGCAAAATTCGAATGACATCGCAGGATCGCGATCAGCATGCATGACGCATATACGTTGCTTTTAAAACTTGACGGCGTTTCCCAGAAGGCGGAAACCCAATGGTACGCCCTCTGTCCGTGCCATGATGACAACAAACAGTCGCTTGGCGTCTCGGTCGGCAGCGGCGGCCGGCTGATCCTCAACTGCCTGGCGGGTTGCGACACCGTCAATATCCTGCGGACGATTGGAGCTTCGTACAGCGACCTGTTCCCGAAGCTGGATATTGACCGTCACGCATACCGACACACGGACCGGCACACGGACAGGCAAGCAGAACGACAAGCGGACCGGCAAGCATCTCACGTTGCCCATTCGTCAGCCACGTCGTCAGCCGCTTCACCTTCCACTACCTCACCATCATCCGCATCACCATCCACCGTTGCCGCGAAGCCCAAGCCAAAGATTGTCAAAACCTATGACTACCATACGGCGGACGGACGGCTGCTCTTTCAGGTTGTTCGGTTCGAGCCAAAGGATTTCCGGCAACGTCGTCCGGATCCCGCTAACCCGAAAGCCTGGCTCTGGAAGATGGACGACGTTCAGCGGGTCTTGTATCGACTCCCACAGATCGTTGCCGCTCCAGCAACCGAAATCATCTATCTGGTCGAAGGCGAGAAAGATGTTGACCGGCTGGTGAAGTGCGGTCTCAATGCAACGACTGTCCCGGGCGGCGCCGGAAAATGGAACGGCAGTTATTCTGAATCGCTCCGCGGCCGAAATGTGGTCCTGATACCAGATATGGACCGAGCGAACGAACAGACGGGAATGCAGCCGGGCTGGGCTCATGTCGTCAAAGTTGCCAACGCCCTGATCGGTATCGCAGCGTCAGTCCGGATTCTCGAACTACCGAACACGTTCGAACCGCCGCTGGTTCCAAAATGGGACGTCTCAGACTGGCTTGATCGCGGCGGCACGAAACCGCAATTCATGTCTGCCCTGGCTGCCTGCCCGCCATGGAAACGGCAGCCTGTTCCCGGTGATGCCGACCATCCCGACACTCAGCCGGTCGAAGCCGATGACGATCCCCACCGTCTGGCAACGCTCTTCCTGGCTCAGTTCAAACATCCGGACGGAGTCACGCTGAGATTCTGGCGGGATTCGTTCCATCGATGGGATGGCCGGGCCTATCGATCACTTCCAACGCCAGAGATCCGGGCCGAGATCGCAACCTGCTGCAAGGCCGAGTTCGACCGGATCAATGCAACGAAGCTCAAGACCTGGATTCCATCCGACAGTAATCCGCTCGCCCCGCAGGCCCAGAAGGTCACACAGACGCTGATCGGCAACATCATGCTCGCCCTGCAGGGAATGACGTTGCTCTCGGGGACCATCGAGCAGCCCGCCTGGATCTCATTACCGGCCGGTTCGCAGCTCGCACGCCGGGACTGTCGCGACTTCATTGCCCTGGAAAATGGAATCCTGGACGTCGGCAAGTTGCTGACAGATGGAGAATCCGCACTGTTGCCACACTCGCCGCGCTGGTTCTCGCCGGTCGCCATGGAGTTCTGCTTCGAACCGGAAGCAGATTGCCCACACTGGAAGGCGTTTGTTGAACGGAACCTGGAAGCGGATCCGGAGCGGGCTGAGATGCTGCAGGAGTGGTTCGGCTATTGCCTCACGATCGACACCAGCTTTCAGCGGTTCCTGTTCCTGGAAGGCGAAGGGAGCAACGGCAAGTCGGTCATCTGTGCCGCGCTCACCGCACTGCTGGGACAAGACAACGTCTCTCACGTTTCGCTGGAAATGTTTGCGAAAGACTTCGTTCTCACGCAGACGCTGGGGAAGCTGGCCAACATCGCGGCCGAAGTCGGTGAAATTGACAAGATGGCCGAGGGTTACCTGAAGTCATTCACAGCCGGCGACCGGATGACGTTCAACCGCAAAAACCAATCGCTGATTGAAGCCGCCCCAACCGCCCGCCTGGTCCTGTCCGCCAACAACCGGCCGCGGTTCTCCGACCGGTCCGAAGGGATCTGGCGCCGCATGCTCATCCTACCGCTGACGGTCACCATCCAGCCTCATGAGCGGGTCTACGGGATGGACAAGCCGGAATGGTGGTTTCGCCAGGGTGAGTTGCCGGGAATGCTGAACTGGGCTCTGGCTGGACTGTACCGACTTCGCGAGCAGAGATCGTTCACGATCCCGGCAATCAGTTCCGCCGCCCTCACCGATTACAAAGAGGAAGCGAATCCGGCCCGACGGTTCCTGGTGGAGAACTACGAAGAAGACCCGAACGGATCAGTCGTCACTCAGGACATTTACCGGCACTACCGCGGCTGGTGCGAGGACCACGGAAACAAGCCGCTCGCGTCAAATCAATTTGCAAAAGAAATAAATCGCGTTTTTAAAAATGCAGTTCGAGGAAAAGCGAGAGACTTCAACGGCGAGAGACGGCAAGGTTTTTTCGGAATTGAAAAACGAAACGAAAATATTTCTGACGGAGAACAAAATCAAACCCAAAACAACCCAGACAACTCAGACAGGTTGTTCGATCCATTCAAATAAATATTTGGTTTACTTATACTTGTCTGGGTCTGTCTGGGTTCGCGAAGATGAACCCAGACAGGGTTAAACCATTACACAGCAAGGCGTTAAATGCTACCTGTCTGGGTTGTCTGGGTATTTTACCATTCTCGCCTTAGCGCGGAAAATCAATCGTTAACTAGCTAACGATCACAGGATGGACATAGAGCCTAAATAGGAAAATACCCAGACAACCCAGACAGGGGCCAATTTCGTCGTCGCAAGTGTATGCAAACAAACACGTTAACCCTGTCTGGGTTCGTTTCAGTGAACCCAGACAGAAACGCAGAACTCCCATTTTAGCCAATGTCACACTCAGGAGGAAGCACCGATGTCATCAACTCTCGAACTCAATTCGTCCGCAACGCTCGAACTCAACTCCAAAACTCTTGACCTGGACTTCGCCTGGCTGACTGACGGGATCGACCCCAAAAACATCAGCAACGAATCCATCGGCCTGACTGACGAACTGCTTAACCAGCTATTCAATGATGGGAACACGTCCAGCTTCACGCCAGACGACTTCAAAGACGTCAAGACGAATCCGGTATCGTCCTGCGAAACCGAGGCCCATTGCAGCGAAAGCCAGACATGCGGCAATGGATGTGAAAATGTATGCGATCTGGAAAGCGGGGAAACTGTCGATACCATCGCCAGTTCCATCGACGCCAATCTCGTCAACACTCACCGCGGCAACACTCACCCGGGACGTGACCCAGAAGATTTGCAAAACGAAATTTCAAATTCAGAAATTTCAAATTCAGAAATTTTGAAAAACGAAATTTCAAAAAATAAAAAAACTGATCTGCAAAAATCTCAACCGCCTGCCTCTCAAGAATCACACCCGCTCGCCGCCCCAAAAACCCGCGGTCAGGTCGTCGAGGAAAAAATCTCGAAACTCAAAGATCGGCTCATCGATCTCATTAAGCAGGAGTCTGCTCTCCAGGACGATCTGAAGTCGACCCGACGCTGGCGGAAGGAAACCGTTCAGCAGCTCGGCGCCGCGGAGTGGGAACTCGGTGCGCTCGGGGATGATGCTGACCTGCCGGCGGAAGATCCGTCTCGGTCGTCTGCCTCAGTCGGTCGCGGATCCGCAGCGACCCGGAATCAGTCCACCGATCCGGGGACCGTCAGCCAGTCAGGCGGCTACTCTCGCGAGGCAACTCCGGCCGGTCCTGTTGACCTGGGGAAGTCTGCTCTGCTTGACGTTCTCGGCGCAACCGACAAGCAGATTGAGAAGTTCCAGATGGAAGACATCCGAACTGTCTGCGATTTTGAGCGAGCCTTGAACGATCAAACGATTGAGAAAGTCCGCGGCATCCAAGAACGAACGATGGACAAGCTGAAAGACAAGCTCATCGAATGGCGAATGCAACATCCCGTTCCGGATACCAGCGAGCCTGCACCTGAACCCACACCTGAACCTGCTCCCGAATCCATTCCCGAGACTACTCCCGAGCCGCTCAGTAAATCAACGGCTGAATCCACGGCTGCACCGACAACCGAATCACCGGCAACCGAATCACCGGCCGCAGAAGTCGCTCCCGAGATCAGCAACGAAATCCCTGACGAAGGCAACGAAGCTCCGGACGCATCAGCTCCAACCGCATCTCCATCATCCCCAACTCCAACCGCATCCGCAGCCCGCAACGAATCGCCTGCCGAGCATCGTCAGCGGCATATTCAAACTGGATACCGGGCTGCAATGGTCTGTCGTCGAAAGTCCAGCAATCCATGGAAGCCAGAACTCGCTGAGTATGCATACTGGGATGAAGGCTGGGAAAAGTTCCATACGGAACATCGGGCTCAATGCGAAGCTCGGGAGAACGAATCATCCAGTGCAACGAACCTGGCTGAATCATCTGGACTTGCTTCGCCGACTGAGCCGGCCGGACCTACTGAATCGGCTGAACCGACTGAGTCTTCCGAGTCCGCTGAGCACCCTGAGTCCGCCGAACCTGCAGACGTCAACTCCACCGAACAGGCAACGCGACGACGGGCTGCCCGCCGTTCGATTCGTCGATCATGATTCGGACCGTCGCGAGTGCTGTCACTTCCATTGCCACTTCCGCGGTCTTTTCTAATCACTGCCTGAGTCATTGCCTGAATAGTTTGTGTTGCAAACGGCCCCGGAACAGTTGGGGTTCTGGGGCCCGTGTTGCCTGTGGGTACGATCTTGACAGTGGGCCTGATGTTGCCCATTGGTCTGATACTGCCTGCAGGTGCGGTATCGCTTTTGCGGGATGCAAGTCGGAGTGAGGGACCATGCCGATAAGAGACCGTTCGGTGTCCATGAAGGAGCGGCCGTTGTCGGTTGCGATCGACAAGCGGACAAAGGAGCGGCTTGAGCTGATGGCGCGGGCGTCTCGGCGGTCGCGAAAGCAGCAGCTTGCCGCGATTATCGAATTGTTTTATATGAGGTTCTGCGGAACTGCAGATGAGGATAGCATTGATTTTTCAGAGTTCGATAATATCTGACATTGTATTATAAAATATAATTCCATCATGAACGGAAGTGACAGCGATGGAACTATCTCATTCCGTCAAGGTGGACCATGTTCGAAACGTTCAAGGGGTATCGCACATATGCAGCGGCGGGTTCTGGGACGCTGCTCGCAATTCTGGCCGGGATTCTCTCGCAGGTTCTCAGTGACAAAAATGTCATTGAGTGGATGCGGTCTGGTGAATCAATCCTGATCTTCGCTGCGATTGCTGCCCTGCGAGCGGCGATCGGTCCGAACTGGTCACAGGTTCTGGCGGTCATTGATTACCTGCGTCAGTTGCAGAATATCATTCCGCCAACTCCCGGGCCGACTCCAACTCCCGGGCCTGGCCCCTCACCGGTTCCGACTCCAACTCCCTCACCAACTCCCGGGCCTGTCAAACCGGAACCGTCCGGACCTGACTTCAACCCCTATGTCGGCGAAGGCATCGACGGTTCCGGGCGGCTGCCGTCTGAAGTAGTCCTCGGCGGTCACCTGGTCGAAGAGCCGTTTCCGCTGCCTCAGGTTCCCACCGACACAGGCATGCCGTTCAGTCTGATCCTCACGCTCATCCTGATTGGTGGAATGGGCTCGGACTTGTTTGCCGGCGCTCCGAAAGCCGTGATCAACGGGCCGACCACAGGCACCGCGGGCGAACTGCTGACGCTGGATGCCAGCCAATCGGAAGGCGAGAACCTGAAGTTCCTCTGGCGAGTGCAGCCGGATGTCAGCGGCCGGCGAATGTTCCGGAGCTGCGGGACAACCGGTGAAGTGATTCATATCTCGACGATGCCGGGAACGTGGCAATACACGCTGGTCGTGAGCAACGCTGACGGTGCGGATCTGCTGACCTGGACTGTCACGATTCCCGGGAACCCGGCGCCGCAACCGAATCCTGTCCCGCCTGGTCCCGTTCCCCCTGTTCCTGTTCCGCCAAGCCCGCCCGGTCCGCAGCCGGGGCCGACACCTGGACCTGGTCCTGTTCCACCGGGGCCACAGCCAGACCCACCGGCCCCGGCTCCGGGACCAGCTCGATTCGGGATTCGGGATCAGATTCCCGGATGGGCGGCAACGGTAACCACAGCAAACCGGGCTTCTGATGCTGCCAAGCTGGCGGCGGCGGCTGACTCCCTGGCGGCGGCGATCGCGGCCGGAACAGTGAGCGGGCCCGCCAAGATCCTCTCTGCGTTGACGGTCGCGAACACGGCCGCACTCGGAACCGACCTCGCGGCATGGAAGTCGTTCGGCGTCAGTTACTCGGCAGCCCTCTCGGGTTTGTACGCGACTGGAAAACTGAAGGCCGATTCGGACTGGGCTGAGATGCTGCGTGAGACCGCGGCCGGTTTGCGTCTGGTGAAATAGATCGAACCAGTAGAGCCACCTTTTTCGTGAGTGATCGCATGCGAAAGCTGACAAGCCACAAACTGAACGGTCTCAATGACGCGATTGATATTTCCGTTCTGGATGAGCCCGGACGTGGCAGCGCGTGCCATGTCTATGAACTGTCTCTGGTCACTGGGAAACCGGAAGACCCAGACTGGAGTCGAACGACAAAGCAGGTCCAGATCGAGTTCCAGAATGGGCCAATCCAGGAAGTCGGATTTGACGGCTGGAGCAACGAAGCACTGCTGGCGATCGTTGAAGACCGCTTGCTTGGATTTCAGTCGGGTCAGTTCGCCTGCCGTGAAAACGCAGTCGCTCTAACAAAGCTGCAGGAATGCATGATGTGGCTGCAGAAGCGGACGCGGGATCGGCTGGCCCGCGGCGTTGAGGGAACGAACCAGAAGTAGGAAAGCCATGCCGAAGCGACGACATACAAATTGCTTGCGAGCGTTCTGGGGCGTGGTTGGAGCCTGCTTCGGCATCGCCGCGCTCGGTGCGTATATCCTCTCGCTGCCACCGAGCACAACGCCGGAAGAGCATCGTTACGGCCTGGCATCGAATCATGTCGAGCTGGCCGCTCCGATCGTGGCTGCGTCAGAGCCATTTCGGCTGACGGACGCCGATGGTCGACCGGTCGTCCAGGACAACGCCAGAGCCAATGTGCGACTGTGGGAAGCCGCACTGAAGGTTCTCGGACGACACGTCTCAAACTATCCGCAGCAGATCGGAGACTGCGTCAGCTTCGGCTGGAAAAACGCTCTCGAATATCTGCAGTGCGTGCAGATCAGCGAGACCGGCGAGGGTGAGTTTCATCCTATTTTTCCGCCGTATATGTACGGGATCAGCCGACACCAGATCGGCAATGATCAGATCCACGGTGATGGGTCTGTTGGTGCATGGGCAAAGGACGGATCTCTCAAATTTGGGGCTCTTGCATCGGACGATGATGGTTGCCCGTTATACGACGGTCGGGTCGCTCGCAAGTGGGGTCAGTCTGGCCCGCCCGCCGAACTCATCGAGATCGCGAAGCAACGGCTAGTCAAGGCTGTCTCTCCCGTCACGACCGGCGAACAAGGCCGCGACGCGTTGTGCAACGGCTATCCGGTCACCGTGGCGAGCAACGCGGGATTCGGTTCGTTCGTGCAGAAGGATGGCCGCTGGGTTGGTGTTTGGGACAAAACCTGGATGCATCAGATGTGTGCCATCGCCTACGACGGGTCGAACGGACCGGGCCGCGAGTACGTCTACATCATCAACAGTTGGGGCGAGACTGCTCACAAGCCGCCGTTGCAGGGTGAGCCACCGGGCGGATTCTGGGTCACGTTCAAGGACTTCAGCCGTATGGTTGGTCAGAACGACTCATGGGCGTATAGCAACTTCGACGGATTCAAAGCCCGCGATTTGAATTTCAACGTGTTCGGTTCAAGGAAGAGAAAGGTACGTCATGAAAACGAAGTCCGGATTGCTGATCGTTCTCGGGATCTTGCTCTTTAACACGCTGGCCAATCTGGTCATCGGGCAGGATGACAGTGGCCTCAAGTTCAACGTGTTTGACGCGGCTCCCGCGGCTCCCGCGGCTCCCGTCGATTCGTTGAACTTCCAGGTGTTCGCCGCTCCTGAAGTTCGCGTTACGGATTGCCCGAAGCCCAGGGTAGTCCAGGTGTTCAAGAAGCGGGGCTGCGTTCCGTGCGTGAAGATGGAGTCTGACATCAGCTCCATGAAGGACGTCGTTCTGTTCGTGGACGACGAGGAATCAACGTGGCCGGTCTGGGTGACGGAGACACTCCGACAGAACCCGGACAAAGGCTTCCCTGTCTGGCGTTGGCGATCGGCGAACGGGTGGAAATACCACACGGGTTGGGACGGCGTGCAGAAGTTCCAGCAGGTGATCCGTGAGTCGGACCGGGTGCAGGTGAGTGGAAGATGAGCAGTCTCGAACAGAACCAGAAGATTCTGGACGCTCTCGAAGGGCTTTGCGTCGAGACGATCATCATCCGTGGAAACGATGTCATCATCATTCCCGTAAGTGGTCAGCCTGTCGCAGTGCGTCGTACTGGAGCGGGTGACTGCTCGTGGTTTGGAGTGCGGGACGCACTCAAGCATTACTTCCAGGGCTGCGTTGAGAGGATGGTCAGTAATGGAGCCCGGGCTGCCGGACATCAAGTCACTTCCGCTGCTGAGGGATGCTCTGGCCAACCTTCCGGAGCCGGACCCGAACGTTCCGTTTAAGCCGAGTGCGTTCTATTCGCAAGTCGGCAACATCCTCAATGTTTTCGTGATCGATCACGAGTTCGCCTATGCCGAAGACGTGGACAAGACGCTGACCATTTACCGCGACAGAACGACGAAAGAAATCGTTGGCTACAAGCTCTGGCTCGGCAGCCTGGAGCACACATTGAACGAACTGAAGGGGTCCACATGAAAACGAAGATCGTATGTCTGCTGTGCGTTGCCCTGATGGCAATGGTGATGATCGTGATGCAGGTTCAGGCCGTCGAACGCCAGACGGTGGATCAGCCGAACTACGACAGCCAGATCATTCTGAAGTCTCCTAACGGTCGGTTCCGGGTCACAATCGCCGCGGCCAATGAAGCGGCCGGGATCTGGATTGAAGACACCCAAGATCACAAGATCGGGACCGTTGTCATCGGGCGTAATGAATCGGCTCGATTTATTGCGGTCAGCGATACCCGAAAGGCTCCGAAGTTTGCCCTGACGGAAAACGGTCTAAAGGATCAGCGAGAGTACTCCAAGTAATCGCACTCTGAACGGGGCAGGCAATGCACTTCGGTCTTCGAAAATGGGAGTTCACGTCTCCCAACTGTCTGGACATCCCCGGTGCCGGGGCACGCATTGACCTGTCCCGTGCGGACCAACTCGACACCGATCAGGGGTGGGCGATCGTGCAGCAGGATACGCCCATCGGATCGGATGGAGTCTCGCTCGGTGAGGGTCTGACGCTGCGGGATGTGCTGGCTGGTCAGTCGGTGCGTGATGCATGGTATGCGGCTGTTGGCACGCGGCCGGAAGGCGATACGCTGGATCAGATCCTGTTCGATCACCTTGAATCCAAGGCCGATCCGACTGGCACGGATACTGCTCGCCCATTGGAGCTTGCCGAGGGGCGACTCGAAGTCTGGCTTGGCTCGCGCCAGATCCATATCACGCCATTCGCCAATGGGACTCGTCAGCAACGTGCCGCATTCGTTCGCATGCTGCAGCGGATCAGAGGACGACTGGACGAAGCTCGAACCGCATCGCTCGCCGGTCAGATCCCGGAGACGATGTATCGCAAAATTCTGTCGATCGAAGCGGCGAAGATCGGCGTGAGTGCGACCAGCTTGCGGCCGAAAACATGGCGAGCGGATGAGACGCCGTTGACTCCGGAAACGACGGTGACGGACTCGTTTACCAGCTTCTCGGCGTTTACGCGGGTGACCGGAGCAGGAACCTACACCTGCAACAACGGGCTCTATGCGTATCGTGAACCAGCCCAGGCACTGAACGACACGGTCAAATGCAATACGGCTATGTCGGGCAATGACAACTGGTCCGACCTGACCATCCAGACCACTTCCGGCCAGACGCTGGGGAACGGTGCCGAATTCGGCCCGATCTGCCGCCTGGGGGCAAACGGGTCGCTCTGTTACATGATGGGCAGCAATGTCGGCAGCGGAAGCGGTGGCACACCGCGGATCATCCGCTTTGGTGCCTCATCCAACACGATGATTCACCTGCTCTGGCTCGACTTCTACTCATACGCGACTTACGGTCGGCTGCTGCTGTTTCGCAGCAAGGCAGTCGGAACCACGATCACCGGGCAGGTCCTGGGGAACGGGAACACACTGACCGGTTCTGCGACCGATACCGCCAATCCGACCGGCCTCTATGGTGGATTCGGTGCCTACGATGGATGGAACAGCGGATATGCCACAATTCGAGCTGGTGAGCTGATTGTCGTTACCGATGGTCAGGCAGCGGCCCCGACAGTCACCCTGGCGACTCCGGCTTTCGGATCGGCCGGTACGGTTGTCACATTGACCGGGACGGGGTTCGTGAGCGGCGGCACATGCACCGTCGACGGCAATGCCGCGACTGGCGTCTCTGTCACTTCAGCGACCGTCGCACAGATCACAACACCGGCCGGGACAGTCGGGGCTAAGAACATCGTCTGGACGAACCCGGACACGCAGGCAGGGACGCTGACGAACGGCTACACATACGTTGCTCCATCGGGGAGTATTCCTGCTATTTACCGCACACATCGACGCCAAGTATCCAGACCGGGGAGATAATTCAACATGGCAACTGGGACAGTCTCAATCACACAACAGAAGTTCGTCGAGGATGCGCTGCGCCCAGTTCGTCGGGCAACGTTCGCATGGACATCAACGGCCGGCGGGGCTGCCGGTGACACGTCGCTATTCAAGGTCTCGGGCGAGATCCTGAAAGTTCAGTTCATCCCGGGCACGTCAAGCAATCAGCCGACCGACCTGTACGACGTGACAATCACGGACGAGAACAGCGTTGACATTCTCGCGGGCCAGGGGGCGAACCTTTCGAACTCGGCGAACAGTCAGGTTATCCCGGGCATCCCCTTGAAAGATGGCACGACGACCAGCGTGGGCCTGATGACGGTGGATGATTATTTGACGCTGTCGGTCACGAATGCGGGGAACGCCAAGTCCGGAACGGTGATTGTTTTCTACCGGTAAGGAGTGGCGCGGGAACCTGGCGCGAGGAACCTGGCGCGAGGAACCTGGCGCGAGGAACCTGGTTGTGATGACAGGACGAGCGAGACGAGAGAGGCGAGCCCGCATCCGATCAGCCCGGCAGCAAACGAAGCCGCCGGGCGATGAGGTCAGCCAGGGTGCAGATTCCGGGAGACCGGCAGGTGATGCGAAACTGGAAGATGACGCGAAGCCAGCAGCCGATGCTTCACTGCAAATTGACCCAAGTCCAGTTCCGGTGATTGAGCCCGGCGGCGATCAGGTAAGCAACGAACAGCAGGCAGGCAGCGAACAGCAGCTCAGCAACGATCCTTCCAACAGCAACCTCGGGGGCTTTCTCGGTGATGGCGGGCTGCATGCTGGCAAGGGAAACATGCGGATGATTCGGCGGGCGATCCGGGAACGCTGGCCGATCAGCAACGAAGTTCGGGTGATGTTAATCAACCAGATGTCCCAGATCACGGAGAGGGGCGGCACACAACGCGATCGGATTGCCGCAGCGAAGGTTCTCGTTGCTGCGGATCAGGTGAACCTGAAAGACGAGCAGATCGAAATCGATGTTCAGTCGCGGAATCAGCCCGCGCTGCCGGGATCCGCGCCGGGTCTGCCGGGGCAGATCCTGATTACGAACAACGTCGGAGTCGTGGCCGGAAGCGGAAATACCGGCACGGAAGTTCTTTCACTCAGACAGCAAATCCTGAATGAATCTGGCTATCTCGAATACCTCCGACAGGGCGGAATTGATAACGCCGGACACGCTGCGCCCGGAGCTGGAGACGTTGCGCCCGGAGTTCGGTCAGCAGTTCAGAAACCAGCAGCCCTTCCACAACCAGCAGTTCAGCAACCAGCCATCAACCGACTTCGAGATTCTTCGAGCGACGGCGATTCCATCCCTGTTCGCGAAGTACGTGAGTCGTGGCCGATGGAGATTAGCGCGACATCTCGCGGAACTTGACCGAGCCATTGAGCGAACTATCAAGCGGCCCTGCGGCAGACTGTTGATCACGTTCCCGCCGCGACATGGAAAATCAGAATTCATCAGCAAGTATTTCACGGCCTGGTACACCGGAACATTTCCTGACCGCAGAACAATCCTGACGTCCTATGAAGCCGGGTTCGCGGCACAGTGGGGACGGAAGGCGCGAGACATCCTGGAAGAGTGGGGGCCGAGCATTTTCGGAGTCAGTGTCTCGAAAAAATCATCAGCGGCCGATCGGTGGGACATTGCCGACCGGGAAGGCGGGATGCAGACGGCCGGGGCTGGCGGGTCGATCACCGGCAAGGGGGCGGATCTGCTCATCGTCGACGATCCGCACAAGAACTACGAGGAAGCGAACAGCCAGTTGATTCGGGATCGGATCTGGGACTGGTGGCAATCGACTGCCTACACGCGGCTTGAGCCGAACGGAACCGCGATCATCATCCATACTCGCTGGCATGAAGACGATCTGATCGGCCGCATCCTGAAGCAGCAGACCGAAGAGCCAGACGAGAATGAGCGATGGGAGATCATCAATTTTCCGGCGATCAACTCCCATGGCGAAGCACTCTGGCCCGAGCGGTATTCCGTCAGCCGATTGCGACAGATTGAACGATCTGTCGGGGCCTGGATCTGGTCATCCCTGTATCAGGGAGAACCGATTGCCCGGTCCGGTGAACACTTCAAGGTGGACCAATTGAAGATCGTGAGCGAAGTCCCGTCTGATCTTCGTTGCATCCGCAGTTGGGATCTCGCGGCAACGGATGGCGGCGGCGACTTTACGGCCGGCGTGAAGATGGCAACGAACGGAGACGGATGGTTCTTCATCCTGGACGTGGAGCGCGGACAGTGGGATTCCGGCCGGCGAAACAACCAGATGCGACTGACGGCGGGAATGGATGGTCGGGCCTGTCGAATCCGGCTGCCGCAGGATCCGGGACAGGCGGGGAAGAGCCAGGCAGCGGATTTTACGCGGCTGCTCGCCGGGTTCTCTCTGAGAATCAAACCGATCAGCGGTGACAAGATGGTCCGCGCGGATCCGTTCGCATCGCAGGTTAATTCAGGCAACGTCTACCTGCTGAGTGATGAACATTCGCCGCGGAAGTGGGTTCGAGCGTTCATTGACGAACTGCGAGCTTTCCCGCGCGGGAAGAATGACGACCAGGTTGACGCGGCGGCGGATGCGTTCAATGAGCTTTGTGCCAAGCGGAAGTTTGTCGTTGGAACCGATGCGAACAGTGACACGGACAGTTCCGCTCAGTGATTGGAAAATTGATCATGCCGACTGACACAGCCCCCAAGCCAACGAATTCATTCGCTCAGTGGATGAATGCGGAAACCGCAATTCGATCCGGGTCGTCCACAGCAACGGTGGATTCATCGGCAACGCCAGAATCCGCAGCAACGCATCCAGCATTCACGGAAACACAGAAGGGTCTTGCCGGTGGGGGATCGGTGACCGGTTCTGCCGGAGGGGGCCTGTCCGCCAGTCGGTCAGGCGGGTTTGGCGTGACGGCCGGCTTGGCTGGGTCGCTGCGTCAGGGGCAGCCGGGAGGGTGGGCGAGTGATCATCGTGAGGAAACGAATCACTTCACCGGTTGGAATTACATCGCGATCACAGCCATTGCCAAACAGGCGGCACAGGCTGAAGTGACGGTATTCCAAGATGCACAGACAGGCAACAACTCGAGCGCGGATGCTGGCGAGAAGCGGCGCCGACACCGGAAGTCCCTGATTCGTCGGTTCGGCATGTCGAAGGCAATTGACCTGCTCGCAGATGACCAGAAGCCATTGCCGCCGACGCATCCCCTGTGCCGGTTGCTCAAGCGGCCGAATCGTTATCAGTCCGGGGCGTCGTTCCGGTATGAAATTGTTCTGCAGCTCTCCCTGACGGGAACCTGCCTGATCTGGAATGTTCCGAACAAGCTCGGTCTGACGGTTGAACGGTACGTCATTCCGACCTGTGCCGCGAATCCGATCCAGCCATCGCAGCAGTTTCCGCGCGGGGCCTGGCAGATCATCCCGCCGAGTCAATGGGCAGTCCCGGATGAGTTCGGGTTTGCCGACATGCCCGGCTGGCAGCATGCCTACGGGGCGATCATTCCCGCGGAATACATGCAGGTGATCCGTTGGCCGCATCCGGCCCGGAAAGACGATGGGTTTTCGCCTCTTGCCGGTGGGGCGTTGCAGATCGACACGGCGGAACAGATTGACCGGTCACGCTGGTATCAGCTCCGGAATGGTCCAACTCCATCCCTGCTGGTGACACCAGGCGACGATGCGGATCCAGATGAGAACGAACTGGAGCGGGCCCAAACCCGATTCAATCAGCAATACGGCGGCGTGAAGAACGCCGGAAAGGCAATTTTTGCCACAAGAGGAACGAATGCAACGCCTCTGACGACGACGCCGAAAGACATGGATTATATGTCGGCGTTTCAGCAACTCCGTGATTTCAATATGGCGTTGCATGGAACACCGGGGGTCGCGGCCGGGATGACCGACAGCGGGAGTTATGCCGCCCTGTACGCATCAATCACGCAGTTCTCGCGACTGACTGTTCAGCCGATTCTGTCGTTGATCGCAGACGAAGAGACCGAGCAGTTGGCGCCGCAGTTCGGTGACGGGCTGGTGATCGAGATCGAAGCCGCCAGTATTGACGATCCGACGCTGCTGGAAAACGCCCTGCGAACAGACGCTACAGCCGGGATTCGTACGGTCGATGAGTTCCGGGCGGTTCGTGGGCTTCCGCCGCTGGGGGGTGAGGCTGGTTCGAAGATGGTTGGCGGTCAGCCGGCGGCACAACCGGCGATGGGCGGCGGGGCAAGCGGCTCGGGCGGCTACGGCGACGGAAACAGTTCGGGCGGGGCGTTCGGTCAGTTCGCAGATTTTGCGGAGCTCGGCGGCGACCAGACAGCAACGACGACCGGAATTTCCGGGATGCCCGGCGCCACAGTCCCGGGCGGTCCGAAGTCAGCAACGAATTCCGCAGCGAAGTCAGCAACGAATCCCGCATCACAAAACATTTCGCCGCGGCAACGAGCGATTGCCGGGGCTCTGCAGGAGTCGTTGCAGTTGGCGGGATCTCCCGATGAAGTCCGTGCCGTGATCAAGGATGCAATGCGGGGGTATCCATAATGCCGGACCTCCCGAATCGACCGAAGACCGAAGAAGAGTTCGCCCGCGCGATGTCTCGCATGATGGCATCGCAGCGGCAGGAGCTGATTCGACTTCTCGGAAATCCGCCTGACATGCGGCGGGTGCCGGATGAATTCTGGCAACGAGTCCAACAGCAGGCGGAAGACGAACTGTCCGCGATCCTGATCGTGATCATGATGCAGCAGGCCCGGATCACGTTGGGCATGATTCCGGACAAGCCGACGCTGGACCGGGACGTTGCAATCCGACGCATCGACACCACAGCCAGGGTTATTGCCGATCATCGCAGTTCGCAGATGGCGGAATCGTACGTTGAGACGTCCCGGCAGCAACTGGAGCAGGCTCAGCAGCGATGGGACGCGGCGATTGATGCCGGGGAAGAGATTTCCGACGCGGATATTCACGACACGGCAACGAACATCTTCGGCCCGACACGGTCGGAAAACATCGCGATCACAGAGACCACAAACGCAGCGAGCCAGGGCGGGGAAATCACGGTCCGGGCAACAGTCGGCGAGAGCGACAACGACACCTGGTTCACCGAAGCGGATGGGAGAGTCTGTCCGTTTTGCGCCCCGCTGCATCAAGCATCGAGAACACGCTGGGAGCGGTTTTATCCGGATGGTCCGCCAGCTCATCCGCGTTGCCGATGTTGGATTCAGTATGCGTTTGAGCTGGTGCCGTTGGCATCAGGGCCAGCAGGATCAGGAACTGGTGTCACAGGGCCAGCAGGACCGGGAGCGAGATCAGGAGCGGGAGTTCCATGATGGAACAAGGTCAGGAGCATGGCCGGGAGCACGGTCAGGAGCGAGACCAACCAGAGCAGGAGCAACAGAACGAGATGTCTGCCATTCAGTCAAAAACGCGGGGGGGCCGGGCAATCAAAATCAAGAAGCCGTCTCCTCATTGCGATGTTCACAAGGTGCAGATGTTCGTGGGCTGCACATCCACCGAGATCCGGTATTTCTACTGCCCTGTTGTCGGCTGCCGGGAAAGCAAGACGCAGTTGCGGTGATCGGCGGTGGTAGTCGCAGTATATTATTTTTTCTGTCTTTTATAGTGCTGTATAAAAACGGCATAGAATTCGCCATGCGAAAAGCAATCATGTCCGCATGGCTACTGCAGCAACACAATCCCGAACAACCTCTCTGGATGACATCCTGACGGCGCGATTCATTGCGCCGCAGCAGGGTCAGATCATCCCGAAGGATCGGTTTTGTAAGTCGCTGCTGCTGGATTCTCCGGTGGCAGATCTGCCGACGTTCGACATCAACAAGATGTGTGCGACGGTCACAATCAGCACTCCGACGCCTGACCGGTCGGAAGATGTTGTCATGCCGGAAGGAATCATGATCGACAACTACCGGCGAAATCCGGTCGTTTACTTCGATCACGGTTTTGACATCCAGACGCCCATTGCGAAATCTGAAGATCCTGACGGCAACCTGACGCTGGTCATTACGCCGGACAAGGTTGTTGCGACATCGTATTTCGATCAGTCGATTCCTGAGTCCGCTCAGATTTTCGATTTGATCATGGCTAAGTTTGTTCGCGCGGCATCGATCAACTTCACACCGATCGAAGCCAAGGTTCGAACGAACGAAGTGACAAGCCGCGGCCGGCCCGGGCTGCAGATCGATCTCTGCGAACTGCTCGAATGGTCCTGGGTTGGCATTCCGGACAATCCCGAAGCTGTCACAAAGCTGCTTTCACGCAATCGGCTGGCTGGCAAGCCGATCTCCGATCCGATCCGCAAATCACTGCAACGCTATGCCGCTCCGAATCCGTTCTTCGGCCGGGGATGGACTGCGCAAAACCAGAACTCGACAACCACAACGGAGACCGATGCCGTGGCCAAAAAGAAGTTCACAAAGGATCAGCTTTCGAAGATGACCCCGGCGCAGCGGAAAGCGGCTCAGCCGGAGATGGATGAAGAGTCGCTCAAGGCCATGGCAGAAGTGGAAGACAACTGCCAGAAGGATGACGCCGCGGATCCGAATGCGGCGGTTCAACCTGGGACTGAAGCAACGACCGAGGCGGACCCCGAAGCGGAAGCCGAATCGACCGACAGTTCGGAGACCCCGTTGGGCGCTCAGCGGCTGGGTGAGTTCCATTCGATGTTGTCTTCGCTGGAACAGCAATGCCGTTCCGCGTTCGGGCCCGTTGAAAATGTTCCGGTTCGCGATGCTGTCATGCAGATGTGTGATGCTCTGGCCGGGATGTGCGACGAAGCCGGTCAACTCTACGCCAGTTCCTATCCGGATCAGCCCGCGCTGAAGTCGATGGACGAAGCGTCGGCGGATTCGACCGATACCGTGGCGAAGTTGCTCGCGGGATCGGCAACGAATCGCCTGGCTGTCCAGGGTGCGATGGCTCGGGTCAAGTCGTTGCTTGGCGCCAAGAACCTGACCTCTCAGCAGAAGTCCGCGTTGCAGATTGCCAGCAGCGGACTGAGTCGGGTTGTGTCCCAAGCTGAGCGGGCTTCCAAGGAAGTACAGGCGGGCCAGGCTGCGGGAAGTGCAACGGGTCAGTCCGCCAGCGAGACGAAGTCCAACTCCGAACTCGCCGAGGCGGTCAAGGCGATCCATTGCGTGAGCAAGCAGTTCGAGGAAATCGGGAATCTGCTGAAGAACGCGATTCCGCGGAAGTAACAACGGGAATCAGCAGTCGCAATAGTCCGCAGTCACAACAGTCAAACGGAATTCGGTCTTAGCAGTCATCAGTCAGCAGTCATCAGTCAGCTGTTAACAGTTTCCATATCAGGAGATCCGACATGGCCGCGAGCGCCACAATCGACACGAACAAGGAGCTCATCACAGCCATCGGCGAGCTCCAGAAAATGGGGGCTTCCCTGCAGGAAGCGGTGAGCGAACTGAATTCCCCGCAGTACAAGGCGCATGCTGCGTCTGACGGCAGCACGCTCGGTCTGTGGGAAGGTGAGGAGCTGCACCGCGTCACACCGGCGCTGAACCGCGACGGTACGTTGCAGCAGTTGAAGCGGGCCCGGATGCCCAAGGGGTACAAGAACAACTTCAAGTCGTTCTCCCAGTTCATCCGGGAAGGGTTCGACGCTCACCGGGCGAACAAGTCCGGTACTGGCGAGTTCAACGGCCGCTATGAAGACTGCTACAAGGCGGTCCAGGGGATGAGCCTGCAGGAAGGCCAGTCCATGGGCTACCTGGTGATGCCCGAATACAACCAGCAGATTCTCGAACGGTTGTACGACAACGACATCTGGACTCAGACCGACCAGTACACCGTGAATAACAACATGGTGTTCATGGCGAACGCCGAGACTAGCCGCGCGAGCGGTTCGCGGCACGGCGGCCTGCGTGGCTACTGGGTGGATGAGGCAACGTCTCTGACGAAGTCCAAGCCGACCCTGCGCAAGATTGATCTGTCGCTGAAGAAGGTCTCCGTTCTGGTTTACCTGACGGAAGAACTGCTGGCTGATGCTGGCCCGGCGGTGGAACAGTACGTCAGCCGGAAGGCCGCGGATGAGTTCAAATTCCTGCTCGGCGATGCTGTGTTCAACGGCTACGGAGCCGGTCAGCCGCTCGGGATCATGAATTCACCGGCGTTGCTGTCGATCACGAAGGAAGTCGGTCAGGCGGCGGGAACGATCGTCACGGAAAACATCGACAAGATGTTCGCCCGGCGTTTCGTGAACGGCAACTACTCCTGGTTCCACAACCAGGACTGCGGGCCGCAGCTTGATCGTCTGGCGCAGGACATCGGGACGAGCGGCATTGCCTTGAATCGGCCGAATGGGATCTACGGAGCCCCGACGCAGACACTGAAGGGGATTCCGCGGAAGGAAACCGAGTTCAACGCGACCCTCGGCACGACGGGCGATATCGGACTGTTCGACCTGTCCAAGTTCATCACGATCAACAAGGGCGGCATCAATCAGGCGTACTCGACTCACATCGAGTTCCTGACGGATCAGATCGCGATCAAGTTCACGATGCGCGTGAACGGCCGGCCGTGGGAAACGACCCCGACGACCCCCTACAAGGGCAGCAATACCCAGGCTTCGTTCCAGGTGATTGAGTCGCGGTAATCGGGATAGTCAATGACCCTGCTTGACCTGTGATCAACGCAGGTCAGGCAGGTCTGCAAGATTCGAATTCAAGCTCACACAACCTCACAGACTTCAGACGTCTTTTCCAACCCGCTTCGGCAGGAGATCGATCATGGAACAGGGAACAATTTTCGAGCGGGGATTTGACTTCATCCCTGACGTGCTGAATCAGGATGCGAACACGGACATCACCGGGGATCGCATCAATCTGAAGAACTGGGACCGGGCCTATCTGCTGCTGATCAAGCCGGCGGGAACGGCAGGTGACGACCTGGTGATTGCCCTGCAGCAGCACACGGCAGCGTCGGGCGGCTCCAGCAAAGCACTGACGTTCACGAAGCTGTGGCACAAGATCGGCACGATGGCCAGTCTCGGGACGTGGACTGCGGTCACGTTGTCGGCGGCCGTCAGCAGCCTGGACCTTGTCAGTGTGGATGGTACGGATCTCGTGACCGACACGAACGCGGCCGTGATCCTGGTTGAAGTCCGCGCCGATTCGCTTGATGCGGCCGGTGGATACACCTTTGCCAGTGTGAACTGGGAAGGGGACGACATCGGCAACGCGCTGGTGATCAACAGTCACTGGCTGCTGCTGGGGAATAACTTCCCGCAGGCAGTGCCGCTGAGTTCGCTGGCATAACGTCCTCTCGCGGCTGATCGGTATCGCGGTTTTCTGCTCCTTCTCACGCGATACCGGTCGGCTGTTTTGAATTGAGATCGATTCAACGGGCAGAAGGAGTGCAGACCGTTGTTTTTCAATGAGAGGATCACATGCCGCCCAGTAATCAGCAGCCGATGAGCAATCAGCAGCCGAACAGTTCCCCCAGCAACGCGAGCAACAGTGCTCCGGTTGCGTCTACCGGATCCGCTCTGGCTGCTGACAGCCTGGACCCCAACGACATGCAGGCACTGGAAGACGTTGCCCTGTCGCTGATGGGCAACATGATGCAGTCGCATCGGCTGGAAGGATACAACGATCGCACGATTGCCCGGCAGGCGTTCCGGATGGCGAAAGCGTTCCTGGATGTCTCGAAGGATGTTGCGGCCGGTCGGTTCGATCCGGGCGAAGTGAAGCCGCTGGTTCTGAAGCCGATCGAAATTCCGGTCTATCGTCAGACTCAGGACGAGAAGTGGCAGACCGTGAAGGATCCGACGACACAGCGGGTTGTGACGGAATCGGTCCTGCCTGATCCGTACGCCTACGCTCCGAACCTGATGCCCGATCATCCGATCAACCTGCGGTTCCAGCCCCAGGACGGCATTCCGATCGAAGGGCGGATTGAGCGGTTCAAGAATGAACGCGAGCAGGCCCGGATGCAGTCGGAAGCGGCGCTGAATTAAGGGCAACGGTCGGTAACGTCCGGCGGCTGCCGGCAAAGGTCGGCCGAGGTAGCAGACAACGAAAAGACCTGACGGAATTCACTGAAAAGATCCCCCATCACACAGGCAACAGGAGACCCTGAAAATGGGTAAGAGTCCCATCTTCGTTCGAAAGCAGTCTGGAGGTACATTCGTCGTCACGGACGAAACCCAGACGACGGGGGAACTATTCTTCGTGCATTCCGGGACCGGTACGGATGCCGCCGGTTACGGCAAGAATCCGGACGCCCCGCTGGCCACGATCGATTACGCCATTGGGCTCTGCACAGCCAGCAAGGGCGATCGCATCTATGTGATGCCTGGCCATGCCGAGACGCTCAGTGCAGCCGGCGCCATTACGGCGGACGTTGCCGGGATCAGCATTATCGGGATGGGCAACGGCTCGAACCGACCGACGTTGAGTTTCGCCAACACGGCGGCAACGTTTGCGATCTCCGCGGCAGATGTGCTGGTCGAGAACATTCGCGTGACGGCTTCGGTCGATGAAGTGGTCAAGCTGTTCAATGTCACGGCCGCCGGCTGCACGCTGGATGCGGTCGATTACTTCGAAACGGCTTCTGCCCAGGCGATTCAGTTCCTGCTGACCACGGCAGCGGCTGACCAGTTGACCGTGAAAAACTGTCAGCATCGGCAGGCGAATGCCGCTGGATCCGCTCAGGCATGGATTCAGTTGGTCGGGTGTGACGATACGCGAATCCTGGACAACCTGTTCATTCTGGCTCTGAACAACGCTTCGACCTCGGCGGTGATCAGTGCAACGACGGCTGTTGTGAATTGCCAGATTGCCCGCAACACAATCCTGCAGACCGGCGGCACAACGCAAGTCTCGGCGATTCTGTTGACGACCAGTTCCACCGGTTTCGTGCATGACAATCGTGTTGCTGCGGCGGTCACCACACTGGCTGGAACTGTGGCTCTCGCGTCCGCGTACGGGGCCGAGAACTATACGCTCAACACGGCGAACAAGAGCGGGATCATCGACCCGGTTGCGGATACGTAACAGTTGCGTTGAATCGCTGGTCCAAATGCGGCCCGCGCCCGGTGAAAAGAAAACTGCCTGGGCGATTTGCTCAGGCAGTTTTTGTGTAGTGATGAGAGTGTTCGCGAGAGGGTTCGAGAGAGTTCGCAGGGAACTTCGCGAGAGGGGGATTCGTTCATGGCTTTGGTGTCACTGGCTGTGGTCAAGCTGCACTTGGGGATCAGTTCTGGCGACACGTCGCAGGATGATCTGCTCAATCAGTTGATCACGCAGGCCGGGGCCGTGATCGGAAACCATCTCAACCGCGACCTGGAAGAGAGCACGTACACGGACTTCTACGCAGGCAATGGCCAGCGGGAACTGCTGCTGCGGAATTATCCGGTCCAGAGTGTCACGTCGGTCTACGTGGACCCCAACGCCTACTACGGGGACGCTCCCAGTGCGTTCGGGTCGACGACGGCGTTGACGGCCGGCGTCGATTACACGTTGCATCAGAACCTGTCTTCGGGCGGAACGCAGAAGTCCGGAACTGGAATCCTGCTGCGGATCGGCAACGTCTGGCCGGCCATGATGGAAAAGCACGGCGGGCTGCTGTCACCGGGAATCGGCAACGCGATCGGCAATATCAAGATCGTTTACACGGCGGGTTATCCGTCCGGCCAGATTCCTGCAGGCATCGCGTTTGCGGCGTGTCAGTTGATCTCGGAAATGATGCGGACTCGAAAGTTTGGCGGGGCAGTCTCACAGGAGTCATACGACTACTACAGCGTGCAGTTTGCGACGGCGCTGGAGAACAGCCAGGCGATGACCGGCGTGAAGAAACTGCTGTCCGGATACAAGCGTTGGATTTTGTGAGAGGGGAGCAACGTGAGCGTTTTTGACCGGTTCTATTTCCAGGATCGTTCGAACATCGTCCCGGGCAAAGTCTCGGTCACGCTGACGACGTTTGCAGCCGCCGGCAGTGGATCATCGACATCAACGGTCAACGGCCGAAAGCGGCCGATCACGCGAGGCAGTCAGTTCTATCAGAACGTGCTGGTAACTTCAGATTCTGCGGAATGGATTTTGGATCGACCGGCAACGGATGAAGTGATTCCGAAAGAGCGAGACACAATCACGAGCGGCTCGGATGTGTGGGTGATTGATCAGGTTGTCAGTGGGCTGATGGAGTCAGAGTTTCACTGCCTTTGTCATCTGCAGAAGTAGCGAAATCTTCAACAGCGAAATCTTCAGTATCGAAAGCCTCAATTCATGTCGGTGTTCTATGACATTCTCGGCGCAGTGCAGACGGCGATTCGCGGTCTGTCTCTGACCGGCGTGTCATCGAGCAACGTTGTTCTCCTGAAGGTCGCGGCCGAACACAAGAAGGATCTTCCGGACACAAAGTATCCCGCGGTTCTCGTCGCTCCGTCCGCATCGGCAACAGAGAAGGTTCTGCCCGGCACGAACCTGCGGAATGACATCGTCTATCCGGTGACGGTCTGGATGGTGGACAACGACAACCAGAGCCAGAGTTCGAACTTCGATCGGGATTTGATTTGGCGACAGAAGATCTTGCGGAAGTTCCAGAGCAACATTTCCGCGTTCACTTCCATCACGACGGTCTTTGATTCGAACACTCAGCCGCTGACAATTGTCGATGCTCCGGCATGGTCCAAGGGGCTATGGATCTCTGGCCTGATCATCAATGTTTCATCGAGAGAATCGAGGGTGCCATGAGCGAAGAGCAGACGAGTTGTGACACTCCATCGGAATTCAATGTCTCCTACGTCACACACACTTATCACGGTCACGAAATCACGACGGTCGTCAGTTCGGATCCGGCCCAGGCCGTCAAGTTTGTGATGGATGGGCATGAATTCCTGACGCTTGCGGAAGCGATCAAGGAAGCGAAAGAGAATCCGATTGTGGAAGAGCCCGTTGCGGAAGAGGCAACGACACCCGCCGAACAGCCGTCGGCAGGGTAATCACACCCGCGTGACACCCGCCGAACAGCAGGCATAGGAACAGGCAACGCATGACGCTGGTACGTGAAGAACTCACAGACCTGAAGCAGCTCGGCGGGATTCTCCTGGATATTGAGGAGCGAGCCCAGAATGCGGATTACGAATCTACGTTGCAGCCGTTTCTGGAGACGCTGGAGAAGACGCACGCCGAGCAGTTCCGCGGCCAGCAGGATTCGAGCGGATCAGCTTGGGCCCCTTTGGCCCCGTCCACGATAGCAGCAAAAGGTCACAACCGGATTCTGTACGAAACGGGAGCACTGGAAGAAAGCCTGACAAGCGGCGGCGGGGATGCAATTCGAGAAGTCTTTGACCGTGGCCTGGTGTTCGGGACCAGCACGGAATACGCGATCTTCCATCAGGAAGGAACGTCGCGGATGCCGGCCCGGCCGCCGGTGGGGATGCAGGAAGCAACTCTGGACACGATGACGAATGCGGTCGCTGACGCGGCTGTGGATCAGTTGAGATACACGTTCTGAGGAACGGGAAAGGATAGAGATCATGACCGCGTCAATGGGCTGGCAGAGCCGAATTTCGTTCGCCACAACGGGAACTGGAATCGCGTCCTATACGGAAGCCTGCGAGATCGTCAGCGAGAACCTGAAGAAGACCGGCAAGATTCTCAGCACGAGCGGAATGCGTGGGACTCGTTCGCAGCCGAGCGAGCGCACGCAGGCGGGGACGTACGACGTGGGCGGAACGATCACGTTGCATCCGACGCCGGCCGTCCTGGACCTGCTGCTGCCACGGATTTTGGGAGCAAATGAATCGACCGACACGTTTGCCCTGGCGGACACGTTGCCGGAATTTGACATCCTGATCGAACGAGTTGCCAAGCGGTTCGTGTACACCAAATGCAAGGTGAACAAGGCAACGTTCAAGGGCAAGTCCGGCGAACTGATCACGCTGGAACTGGACATCATGGGACAGACGGAGACCGTCAATTCGACTGCGTTCCCGTCCATCTCCGCGCCGACTGATCCGCCCTATGTATTCCACCAGGGGGCACTGACGCTGGTCGGATCAAGTCGTGATTTTTTCGACTTCGAACTGTCGATCGATAACGTTCTGTCGAAGCGATATTCAAACAGCCAGTCGGCAAACAGCATCATGCCGACCGATCGCATTGTGGGCCTGAAGGTCACGACGCCGTTCACGTCCGCCGAAGTCGACCTTTACAACCAGACGTTGCTCGGATCTGCGGCGGCCCTGGTGTTCACGAACGGCGGTTACTCCACGACGTTCACGTTGGGGACCGTGCAGTTCCCCGACAACTCGCCGGTTGTGGGCGGCAAGGATGAGATTCCGCTGATGCTGGATGGTGTGGCGCGGATGACGGGCAGCACGAAGGAACTGGTTGTCACGCATGATTCCGCGGCGTAGTGAGGGATGAGGGGTGAGGGAAGGAGCGAGAGAGAGTGGCGGTTGAGGGTTGAGAGTAGAGGGATTGGTAAGGTTTGGTGAGGTTTGAAAAGGAGAAGGAATGTCTGAGAAGGCTGTTTCAACGCCGGAGTTCCGTCCATTCATTAACGATGGGTATGTCCGGCTCGGGTACATCGAAGAGAAGGCCCGGCTGCACCCTGCGGTGCGGTTCCAGTATCGCCCGATGCTGGCAGATGAGCGAGACGTCCTGCTCAGCGCGGCTCAGCGGCTGACGCCGAAGCAGTTGGCGGAACGGATCAACCTGGCGTTGGCAAAGCGGATTGTGGAATGGGACATCCTGGACGGTGAACGAGCCGTCGAAATCACGCAGGAGAATCTCGGCCGAATTGAGCCGAACCTGCGTGACCGACTGTTCTGGATTGTGTCCGGATCTCCCGTCGCTGGTGATCGGCACATTTCCGACATCGATCCGAAGTGGGCGAAGCACGAAGGAACGAGCGAGATCGACGAAGAACTGGACGCCGCTTGCAACGGGATCAATCGCGAGGCGAAAGACGCGGGAAACTGAGAAGCGGGCTATACCTGCTGATCCTGCATCCGCAGGTAGCAGCCCGCGATTGCAACGATTGTCAGAAGCATGTGTATGACGAGAAGACCGGCAAACGCCAGGAGTTTCGCGGCGAGCCGGTCAAGCGTCCGAAGGGGACGTTTCCGCCCTGTGGATACGGTCCCGGCAAGTGCCCGAAGGGAAGTCCGAAAGCCGGCCGAGAATTGACCGAGAAGAACTGGCTGGCGTGGATGCATTATCAGGAATGCAACGCCGTCAGCCAGTTTCCTGATGACTCCATCGTTCGAAAGAACGCGGGAATTATCCGTAGCGTCCTGGATGAGATTGAACGGAACGAACAGCAGATGCTGCGGATGATGCTGGAAGCAAGTTTGGGAATCAAACGGGCAACAGGTGGATAATGAGTACGGTTATTCGCGATGTCGTGATTCGAGTTGGGGTTCAGAACGGGCAGAGCGATGTGTCCGTTGCTCCGCTTCAACAGGCAACGACAGCAGCGCAAACCTTGCAGACGCAGACCACAGCGGCCAGTGAAGCGGCTGCGAATATGTGGACGAACTTGAGGGGGCCGACTGCGGCGGAAGCGGCGGCACAATTCGAAACGGCTGCTAAGTCAATCAACGAAGTGGCCGAAGCAAAGAAGAATCTTAGTGAACAGGGAAAACAAGACGAACAACAAAAGGAGAATGCCGCGAAGTTAGCCAAGGCTCAAACCGAACTGACGACGGCATATCTTCAAGTCGGGGAAGCAGCAAAACAGACGATGTCCGGTGCAATGGGGCTGGCTCGGTCCTATGCCTACCTGACTGCGGCCAGCGAAGAGAACCTGCAGTCTGCGATGAGAACGATTGCCACAGTCGAAGGCGTGGCGCATTCAATCAGCGGAACGATCGACCTGATTACAGGGATCACGAAGGCTTATCGAGGGTGGGCCATCGCGTCGACTGCCGCAGCGGCAGCAAATGCTCTGGTTGCAAAATCTCAAGGATCTATTGGAGCCAACGCTGTTGGTGGCGTTGCTGCAGGGGCAGTCTCGACTGGCGTTGGTGGCGTGGTGAGCGGCGGAATTGGTGGGGTTCTCGCTGGTGTGATGACTGCAGCAAAAACGGCGTTGAGTGGACTGATAACCGTTTCCGCGGCTGTTGCGGCCAAGTTCGTTTCACTGGTCGCTGTGCTTTCGCTTGTTGGAACAGAGATCATCGATCGGCTTACGGGGGGCGGTGGATTCCTTTCCATTCTCGACGAATGGGCGAAGGAAAGAGCATCCGACAAAAAGACCGCAAGCATGGCAAGCCGGTCTGCCAGCCGAAATGAAATGGCGATGTCAGCGGAAACCCGATTTGCTGAGAACGCATCCCTGCAGGCTCAGATCCGCGACACCCAATTATCAACCGCCAGTTCAGTTGCGATGGTTGGGGCGCAGACTCCGGAGCAGCAGATTCAAGCGATCAACAAGCAGCGTGAGATCGCACGCAACGAACTGGCCCAGGCTCAGGCTGCGATTGCACAGGCTGAACAGAATGCAGCCCAACGGAGAGCAGCCGGCCAGGCTCCGCTCATGGCTGAGATGACCGCGGCAACGGAACGCCAGAAGACCGCATCAGAGCAGATGGTTCAGATCGAAGAACGGCGGTTGGCCGCTTTGCGATCGGGGCAGGATGCGCTCAAGGCCCAGCGCGACCAGCAGGTTGCCGCACTGCAGACCGCACAACAGGCTTTGCAGATGGAACAGGACAAGAACAAATCTCTCGCGGTCCGGTTCGCACAGCTTTCGGAGATCGAACGAACCCAGCTCAAAACGATCAACGAAAAGATGCAGAAGGGCGGCCA